CTCCACCTTTAAAAATGTATTTTAATTTGAATACATTAGGAGTCTTTAAGAATAATTTACTAGGAACTCTTTGAGGAGCCATGTTCTTCTTAAAGAATTTAATTATCCTTTTAATTTCCCTTGATTCCCTCTCTTCTCTTGGAGTAAATCTAAAATTGTAACTGAACTTTCTTAACTTTGGACCATTGAATAGTAGTTCAAGGTTTGGGTTTAATACTTTACCAGTAGCACGAGTGAAGAGACTGTTGTTTCCTACAGCACGTGCTGCAAAGAAAGCTGCAATATCATTATTACTAATACCAGAGTTTTGGAAAAGGTTTTGAGCTTCTTCAGATCCTTGGGTCATTAAAGCTGTAGCAATATTCTTGAATTTATTTTTTTCTTTATCATCTACTGCAGAAATACCAGATTGAGCTGTTCTAAATGCTGCCCCTTCTAATGCTCCTGCAGTTCCATCCTGCCAATCAACTCCATTACCTTCTGCTAATCCTTCAGGTTGCATAGGAAGAAAGACTTTCCCTACACTGACACCTATTCTTTCATCAGCATCAGTAAACCCTTGATTTCCTATGGTTGCAAATGTATTTGCTTCATGTTTATAAGCAGTTACTTGTAGGTAATCATACTTTACTCTATGACTCTCATTGAGAGGATATCTCATAGTGCTATTTCTTCCTCTATTAGATTTGCCATTAGCATTACTATTAGTAGGAGTTGATTCCCAATACTTATTTGCTTCTATTGCTGCAGCAAAACTTAAATTTTGTCCAGTCTTTCCTGTTGCTTTTTTGAATGCATTTTTATATACACTATCTGTTAGTGCTTCTCCCATCCATTCATCACTACCACCTAACTTATTTAAAAAGTTAGGACCAAAATCTAGGTTATGTATTTTTGCATAGTCTATAGTATCAGTAGAACTATCGTAGAAGCTTCCAGCAGCATCCTTTTCTTTCTGAGTGATGGCACTACCTGTGGAAGTTCTTACTACAGTGGCAGAATCTCCATCAGTCACTGTGACAAAAGATAGTCCGTCTATTAAAAATTCTGAACTTGTGGTTGACATGAATATCTTTTTAGTTATTTAGTCTTAAAGTTTGCATAAGAAAGTGAACGCATATAATCTATCTCATCATTCTGTATAACATGTAGGTATCCTACAATTTCATTCCATGTATAGTTCCTTGATGTACCCCAATGAAAGTTGATACCTTGGAACCCCCAATTTTCTACGAGGGTCACAGCAACTAGAGGGAACTCATCATAAACACCAGGAGTTTTAGCATTATATACAAAGGTATAATAGTTACCTACATTAGGAATGATCTCTGTCTGAGAGAACACCTCCATGATGTTCATCATAATGTCATCAGCATCATTTAGTTCTTCAATTTGTTCTTGAAGTTCTTCTGTTCTTTCTGACATTACTTAATACCTAACTCATCTTCTGTGATTAATTTAAATTCAATTCTTCTATCTAAACAATACTCTTGTGCTGCTTTCCATTTAGCTTGGTTAATAGCATAGGTTGTAAGTTCATACAGATATGATTTAGTTACTCTGGTTTTTTTCTTTGGTGGTTTGGTTTGCTTCTTTGGTTTCACTTCCACCACATAGGTTTTTATACTACCATTACTTTCTCTCACCTTCATTAGAAAGTCTGGGAAGTATTTGTGAGGTCTTTGATCTACAGGAGACATGTATGGAATACTTATCTCTTCAGAAGCCCATGCTATAATATTATTATTCAGGTCACAGTATCTACAGAACTTACGTTCCCAACTACTACGACATATTATATTATTATGATTGCCTTGATACTTTTGAGGGTGCTTTGGTTTGTACCTACTCTTAATACTTTCAGCCATCTCTTATACATAATATATAATCTAAAATATTTATAGATGGCAGGTGTCACGCCAGAAAATTTAACTGTATCTAAGATAAAGTCAAGGTTGCTGAATGTAGCACAGTCTTCTTTATATAGATTAACCCTATCAGTTCCTCAAGCTGTAAGAAATACTGTACCCTTAGATAATATAGACTATGATAATATCAGTTTACTTTGCAGTGAAGCAACACTTCCAGGTTCTAGTTTAACTACCCATGATGTCACTAATGATTATCATGGTGTCACTGAGAAGATGGCTTATAGAAGAATGTATGATGAGACAGTGGGATTAACTTTTTATGTGGATAGGGATTATAAAGTAATACAATTACTTGAAGGCTGGATGGATTATATAACTGGTATTGATAATAAAAGAACATATAAAAATCCTTATGCTAGTTATAGGATGTCTTATCCTACAACATATAAAAGTAATATGTTTCTAACTAAGTTTGAAAAGGATCAATTCAAAAGAGACTTTAGTGAAACTAGAGGAGGCACTAGAACTACATCTAGAACTGTTCTTGACTATACTTTTGTCAGTGCATTTCCTTTATCTTTAACTGCTATTCCAGTATCATATGAGGATAGTCAGGTTTTAAAATGTAGTGTTTCATTTAATTTTATTAGATATGTTATGGAGAGGAAAAAATCACTTGTTACTGGAGCAGATTTTGCAGGATCTTTTAGTCAAGCAAGAGATCTCATAGTAAATAGACCTCAAAATTAATTTAATAAATAAGACACTGAAAGAATTATTATGCCATTACCTACTATTGTTACGCCAACCTATGAACTTGAGTTGCCATCTACAGGAAAGAAAGTTAAGTATAGACCCTTCCTAGTTAAAGAAGAAAAATTATTAGTTTTGGCATTAGAGACTGAGGATACAAAAGATATCTCAACAGCTATTAAAACTGTATTGAAAAATTGTATTCAGACTAGAGGTGTGAAGGTAGAGAATCTTCCTACCTTTGATATTGAATTTCTATTCCTTAATATTAGAGGCAAGTCTGTTGGTGAGGAGGTTGAAGTTAATCTGATTGCTCCTGATGATGAGGAAACACAAGTACCAGTGACTATTAGTATAGATGATATTAAAATTCAAAAGAGTAAAGAACATAATAGTAAGGTTAAGTTGGATGATACTTTAATGATGGAGATGAAGTATCCATCACTAGATCAATTCATTAAAAGTAATTTTGACTTTACTGAAGAGGTGAGTATGGATCAATCATTTGATTTGATTGCATCTTGTATTGATAAAATTTATAATGAAGAGGAGGTATGGTCTACTGCTGACTGTACTAAGAAGGAAGTAAAAGATTTCCTAGAGCAGATGAATAGTATGCAATTCAAGGAGATTGAAAAGTTCTTTGAGACAATGCCTAAGTTATCTCATAGTGTTACCTTCACTAATCCTAAGACTAAGGTTGAAAGCACTGTAGTGTTGGAAGGGTTATCGTCTTTTTTCGCTTAGGGTTGGTACATATGGATCTAGAGAGTTATTATAAAATTAATTTCGCTCTATTGCAGTACCATAAATATTCATTAACAGAAGTTGAAAACTTAATCCCTTGGGAGAGAGACATTTACATTGGTATGTTGAAACAACATCTTGAGGATGAAAAACTCAAGCAACAGCAACAATCTAATGCCTAGCAGCAATAACCTAATACAATCTTTAAGAAGTGCTCATGACCCTCATTTTAAATTAGAGGGTAGAGTTGGTGGGCTTGAAAAAGGATTAGGTATACAAGTTGCTCAGTTACATAAGACATTAAGTAAGTCCTTTGCCATGCAGAGGAAAACTTTAGTGCGTGTTCTTGGACTTGAGAAAAGAGTTGCTGAGTTGGAAGCAGCAAAGGCAGCAGTACAAGAAGCAGCAGAACAAATAGAAGAAGAAGTGGGTGATGAGATACCTGAAGGATTGGATGATATCTTAGATGATGTACGTGGAGAGAAAGAAGTAGGTGCAACTGCTACAAAAACAAAACCAAAAACTAAGAAGAAACCAAAGATAAAAGCTAAGAAGAGAACTATTAAGGGTAAAGATCTTGGTTTTAAAGCTAGGGTGATGGGTGAGGATGAGAAGGGAGATTATTTAAGTTCTGAAGAAAGGAAAAAACAATTTAAATTGGGTAAACTTCTTCCTCCTTCTAATAATACAAGTCCTGAAGATTTTAAACCAGATACTCAAGCAGAGATGGGTGAAGATGAGGGTAAAAAGGATAGG